CAAAAGTATATTGACCAAAGTATTTCAACTAACACAAGTTATAATCCAACATTTTATGAAGATGAAAAGATTCCAATGAGTGTTATGATTGGTCACTTACTGCTATGCTATAAGCTGGGAATTAAAACTTTGTATTATTTTAATACAAAAGATAATCAAGGTGAAATTAATGTTGCCAAGTTTGTTGAAGATTCATCAACGACTGAACTTGAAACCAATAAAGATTATGACGACGACTGCGAATCGTGTAAAATATAAAAGTGTTGAAGTAATAGATAAATAGTTAAAAGGATATTTTAACTATGGCAACTGGATTCATTTATGAATGGACAAATAAGATAAATGGTAAAAAATATATAGGTAGCCATCTCGGAGAACAAGATGATGGCTATCTTGGGAGTGGAGTTGCATTTAAGAGAGCAGTTAAAAAATATAGTATTGATTTTTTTGAAAGAGTAATATTAGAAATTGTTGAAAAAGAAAAACTGTTAGAAAGAGAACAATATTATCTGGACTTATATAATGCAGCATCTAATGAAAATTTTTACAATATGAAACAACAAGCAGGTGGAGGTTTTGATTTTATAAACAATAATTCTACTATTAAAGAAAAAAATATTGCAAGATTAAAAAATCAATGGAAAGAAAAACAACATCCAAAAGGTATGTTGGGAAAAAAACATACATCAGATTCAAATAAAAGAAGATTTGAAGGATGGCATAAATGGGCAGACAAAATGTTAAAAAAACCAGTATATCAATTTGATTTAAGTGGAAATAAAATTGCCAGATATGATAGTTTGTGCGATGCTGCCAGTTCCATTGGAGTTAAAAGTCCAAGTAATATAAAATATACCTGTGATGGAAAGTTTATGAATGCTCACGGTTATATATGGTCCTACAATGATAATATTACACCTACGGTAAAACCAGAAAATACAAAAGGAAAGAAAAAAATTAAAACACCAGACGGAATATTTCCAACAGTGACGGCAGTAGTTAAACATTATAATTTGTCATCTACAAAACAAGTTAGAGATAGATGTTTATCTAAAATTGACAAATGGTCTGAATGGTGTTATATTTTTTAACAAGTAATAAAAAGGAAGATATGTAAAATGACGACAGTTTTTAATGCTATGGATAAAAGTGATCACACCAAATCACTTGCGTTTCTGGACCCAAATGGTGGTGTTAGTATTCAAAGATATGATACCTTGAAATATCGTCAATTTGAAAAACTTACTGAAAAACAATTGTCGTTTTTTTGGTTGCCAACAGAAGTTGATATTCTTCGTGATGCCAAAGATTTTAAAGACTTAACGCCCAATGAACAACACATCTTTACAAGTAATCTTAAAAGGCAAATACTACTTGATAGTGTGCAAGGTCGTGCGCCAGCAGTAGCGTTTGGTCCCATCTGTTCTCTACCAGAACTAGAAACTTGGATTACTACTTGGACATTTAGTGAAACTATTCATAGCCGCAGTTATACACACATCATTCGTAATGTGTATGCTAATCCATCAAAAGTATTTGATGAAATGATGGACATCCAAGAAATTGTTGATTGTGCTGGCGATATTACTGCACTCTACGACAAACTTATTACTATGAATAATTTTTTTTCAGATAAAGAGCATCCCGAATATGCTCTTTATGAACATAAGAAGGCACTTTGGCTTGCCCTTATGAGTGTAAACATTCTTGAAGGTGTTCGTTTCTATGTGTCTTTTGCATGTAGCTGGGCATTTGCTGAATTGAAAAAGATGGAAGGCAATGCCAAGATTATTAAGTTGATTGCTCGTGATGAAAATCTGCATCTTGCTGGTACACAAACGCTATTAAAACTCTTGCCAAAAGACGATCTAGCATATGCCAAGATTGAAATAGAGTGTCGTGAAGATGCTATCAAGTTATTTGATGATGCAGTTAAGCAAGAAAAAGCATGGGCGCAATACCTATTCAAAGATGGTTCTATGATTGGTTTGAACTATCAGTTGCTTGCTGAATATGTTGAGTTTATTGCTAACAAGCGTATGCAAGCAGTTGGTCTCGGTCAGCCATATCCTACAAAGAATAATCCGCTGCCTTGGACACAGAAGTGGATTGCTGGTGCAGAAGTTCAGGTTGCTCCACAGGAAACAGAAATTTCATCTTATGTTATCGGCGGCACCAAGCAAGATGTTGATAGCAACTCATTCAGCGGATTTAGTCTGTGAAAAAGTGCAAGACTTGCAATAGCGATAAGAAATATAACGCTAAACATGATGCTTATTATTGTGAGTCCTGTGATGAATGGTTAGAAAAAAATTGTGGCGATCCCGAATGTGATTATTGTCGTGATCGTCCAGAAAAACCTAGTATGATAAAGGAGACAAAATGATCACATTATATACAAAAGATAACTGTCCATATTGCGATGGAGCAAAACACCTACTCAAAAGTTGGGGAGAAGAATACCAAGAAGTTGATATCGATGATGAGGGTGTTCGTGATTGGTTAGTTGCAGAAGGTCATAAGACTGTGCCACAAATTTATTTCAATAACAAACTTTTAGTAGAAGGCGGTTACACAGGTCTAAGTAAACTATCTATCAACGAATTACAGGAAAGAAAACATGCTAATCAGCAAAACGGATAAAAATACTGTCTACACATTTAAAACTGTTACTGGCGAAGAAATTATCAGCCGTGTAAGTGAAGAAAATGCTACTACCTACTCACTACTAAAACCATTGGTAATGATTTCAACACAAAATGGTTTTGGTTTAGCACCTGCAATTTTTAGTGTTTCGCCCACAGAACCTGTATTGTTAAATAAGAGAGCAGTTGCACTTTCTGGCAAAACAGAAAGCGATATCGCCACACAGTATCTTGCAAAAACAACAGGACTGACGTTGGCGACTTCTGTATAAAGGAGCGTCGATGCCAATCCCAACCAAAGTAGGAAATTTTAATACAGGCGGCGGTGTTAATTTTATGGGTGATAACACCGTTTTAATTAACGGTAGACCTGCTGCCCGTATTGGTGATATGTATACAACTCATCCAGGTTTCGATCCACGTCATCCTCACCCACCAAATCCTATTATTACAGGTGCGCCAAGTATATTGGTAGGTGGTAGACCGCTTGGTTATCTTGGTGTTTTTGAACGGTTGGGACATAACGCCATACCACATGAAAGCGATGTTTTGATAGGTCCAATTTAATGGCATTAGGTAACTATACCGCTGGTACAGGAACAATATCATCATTTACTGGCAATGCCAATGTGTTTGGCAGTGGAACCAGTTTTGTTACACAGTTAAAACCTGGCAGTGTTATTGGCAATGCAACCAGTGTATTTGTTGGCTATGTAAGTTATGTGTTCAGTAATACAAGTTTATTGTTGAGCACATCTGCAAATGTTGCTATGACAAATAGTAGCTTTAATTATCGTCCAGTAACTCCAAATGCGTACACTTACACTTATTATACTACTGGAAATATTACCAGTAATATCTATAGTAAAACTGTTACTGGAATTGGCACAACGTTCATAAATGATTTGGTATACGGCGATCAAATTTGGGTTGCTAATGCTGGTGTTGGACCAAATACATATGTTGGAACAGTTGAATTAATTACAAGCAATACAAGCGTTTATATTAATGCCAATGCACAAGCTAATGTTTCAAATTTACAATATTATGCTACGCCATTGACTTATGCTACTACTAACTTTGGTCCAGGTCGTGCACTTGATGAACCTAATCTTTTCCAAGGTTTGTCTTCAATCAATAGTCATTTACTATCATGGACCAATAGTGGATTAATACCAAATACATCTATAGTCAATAACTATCACCCACCTATCCAAGATAGTGTAACAGGCGTGTTGGTTAATCTGCCAGCAACTATCTATACACGTATTGGCAATATTGCTAATGCCAATACAAACTATAATCTTGGTTCTGCAATTAATTCAACAACACCAACATATGTTATACAAGATTTTGATATTAATCAAAGTGCATTTGGAACTGATTTAAGTTATGTTCATAGCGGATTGAATAATGGTGAACAAATAAAATCTGCTGTATTAAATTCAAGTTCACAAAATTATACACCGCCTACAAATTTATTACCTACTACTGCTGCTGACTTGGCTGCAAGATTTGTTGCTAATTCTGTACCAAGAGTAACCGATAATTATCAAACTGCTGTATCATATTTTAGTGTTGATACACCGCTAACACAGCTTAAAGATAGTCCTAACAATAACTTGAGTAGCAATCAAAATACAAACTTACGTAAACCATCAACTGGTCTTAAACGGCTTGTTCCAACTGGTGCACCTATTGCTATACCAGGTTTGTTAAATGCTCGTGCAGATACATATTATCCAAACAGCACTGTGTGGACACCACCAACATTTAAACCGACTAATGTGAGATAAAACAATGGCAGTAATTAAAGATATAGGATTAACAAGTAGTTT